AAATCCTTCAAATAATATAAAGTATATAAGATTTATTTGCTTTTGTCAAGTAGTTTTTGGTAGGCTTGTTCAAAACCTTCTTCATGTAGATATGCTTCGTTATTATTCCACATACGTTTGAAGTATCCAGGTGCTGATTCTAGTATTGTTTGTTCGCTTGCACTAAAGTGTCCTTTAACCATCCAAAAAAGCCTATGGGCTTCTTTGTGGCTAAACTCTGACATTATCCTATAGTAAATCCGTAGCCAACACCACCTGGTATAGAAGTGCTAACTTCTTGCTCTAGTTTTTCAATTTCTGATGCTGCTTCTGCTTTGAGTGCATCACCATTCAATTGTCCGCCGCCTTGTGGTCCAGCAATAGTAGCAAATTTACTACGTGCTTCTCCAAGCATATATTTGCAGGTAGCAACTGTATAATCTTTGATCCACTGTTTGGCAAGATAATCATCAAATAACTGTTCATCTGGACGATAATTATAGCACAGCAGTAACAGTGTTTCTTCTGTACGAGAACGCTGTAGGATAGTTAATTTTTTATTTGCACTGTTCCATTTAAATTCAATAAATGAGCCAAACATTCTACCCACAAGCTCTTGATATTGTGAAAAGAAATCATATGTAGCAAGTCCGCCCATGTTAGAACTTGCCAACAAATATGTGTTTGTATAGGCTAGGTTAAACGGTTCAAACAATGTGCCGCCGTCACCTCCTCCTGAACGTGAACCAATTGATCTACGGAATATTCTTCTTACTTCTACTATTTCATTTGGTAGTGTGTATTCATTTTGATCGATTACAGTAGGCATAAAGAAATAGCTTTCTTCCACTGAATTGTCCGACCTTTGACGAAATTTTGTTAGTGCTTTTGATAATGCTGTCTCATAATGAACAGGATCAAGTTCAACATCAACCATGCCACCACCTAACATGTTGTATACATAGTCAAATATTTCTTGTTTCTTGGTTTTTAAAGTTGCCATACGAAAAGTTCTCCACAAGTATTTATCTTACGCTAAATATGTATATGCCAAGATTATCTTTATACAAACCAGAGAAAGGCAAAGACTACGAATTCATAGACAAGCGAATCTATGAAATGTTCACTGTGGGTGGCACAGACGTCTTTGTACACAAATATTTAGGTCCAAAAAATCCAGACGAAGCAGATGCTACTGCTGATCAGCCCCGTTATGATGCTGTAAAAGAGACTAACATTCAAGACATGTTGTTTATGGAAAATCGTGATCGCAAATACGATCCTGATATTTACAGTATGCGTGGTATTTACAATGTACAAGATATAGACTTTAACATGAGTCAGTTTGGGCTGTTTTTATCAAATGACACACTGTTTATGACCATACATATTAACTCGAGCGTAAAAACACTTGGCAGAAAAATTATGCCGGGAGATGTAATAGAATTACCTCATCTAAAAGATGAATATGCTCTAAATGATTACACCGTTGCACTTAAAAGATACTATGTTGTTGAAGATGTAAACAGAGCAGCGGAAGGATTTTCACCAACTTGGTATCCGCATTTGTATAGAATAAAATTAAAACAGATAGTTGATAGTCAAGAATTTAAAGAAATACTTGACCTACCTGCAGAAGCAGATAACCCGGGGGGAAACACTTTACGTGATCTTCTTTCTACATACGAAAAAGAAATGCAAATAAACAATGCTGTAGTACAACAAGCAGAAGCTGATGCTGCTAAATCAGGTTATGACACCAGTCATTTCTTTACACTTCAAACAGACGACAATGGAGAAGTAGAATTAGTTACTACAGATACAAATACACTTGATGCAAGCACTCAGAATGAATTAGCAGACAGAGTAATGCAAACTCCTGATAGAGAAGGATATCAAGGTTATTTGTTAGGTGACGGAATACCAGGTAATGGTGAAGCATTCGGACATGGATTAAGTTTTCCAACAGGTAGTGTAGAAGGTGATTTTTTCCTAAGGACAGATTTTATGCCAAATAGATTGTTTAGATATGATGGTACACGGTGGGTGAAACAAGAAGATTCAGTACGTATGACGCTAACAAACACAAACACAAGAAGTCATCAAAAAGGTACATTTGTTAATAATACTAATACTAATGAAATTGGTGGTGAAAATGTGCAGGAAAGACAAAGTCTGTCACAAGCACTTAGACCTAAGGCAGATAACTAATGCAACATTTTTATGATGGACAAATAAGACGTTACATTACCCAAATTGTAAGATTAATGAGTAATTTTTCTTACAAAGATGGAAATGGCAACCTTACTGAAGTTCCAGTCATGTATGGTGACATAACTCGTCAAGTGGGTCATATATTAAGAGACAATTCAGAAAACAAAATACCAAGTGCGCCAAGAATGGCTGTATATGTAACCGGTCTAGAAATGGATACAACAAGGCTTGCTGATTCAAGCTATGTTAATAAGTTGAACATACGTGAACGTGCTTATGATGCTAATGGACAAGAATACCTTAACACAGAAGGTAAAAATTACACCGTAGAAAGACTTATGCCAACACCATACACATTGAGTTTAAATGTTGACATGTGGACTACTAACACCGATCAAAAATTACAAATTATGGAACAGATTTTAATGCTGTTTAATCCAAGTTTAGAAATTCAAACCACAGATAATTATGTAGATTGGACCAGTTTAAGTGTTGTTAATTTAGATACTATTAATTTTAGTGGTAGAAGTATTCCTGTTGGAACCGAGAGCGAAATAGATATTGCTACTCTAGGATTTAAAACACCTATATATATTTCTCCACCCACAAAAGTAAAACGTTTAGGTGTAGTGACCAGTATTGTACAGAGTATATACGATGAAAGCAAAGGAACTATTGAGTTAGATCTAAGTAGACCGCAAGGACAAGTAAGTGATGCTGCTGTAGGTGTTGCTGTTCCTAATGCAGACGTAAGAACTAATGTATCTATAACACCTACTGGTTCTATAGATACAAGGCAGTCTAACAAAGACTTGTTTAGACAAGATGCAGCTACTGTTATTTCTAATTCTTATAGAGATTATGATCTATTAGTAATGACAAACACAGCAAAAATTATTAAAAATGGTGTGGTTGGTAGTGTGCTATGGGAAGCATACATAAAAGCATTCCCTGAGGTATTTGAAGCGGGTATAACAGAATTAAGATTAAAAAGAAAAGATGTAGACAATGAAATCTCAGGAACAGTTGCTATTAACTCAAACGATCCTACTGAATTAATTGTAAATTGGGACAGTGATACTATACCTAGTGATACGGTAATTACTGGACCAACAGGCGATGCAAATAAAATAAGTTATATTATAGATCCGACAAAAACTAGTCCTGTATCTCTTAGAACAACAGGAACTAGAATACTTCTTCTAGGCTCAGGTATTGGTGACGAAATAAATGTAGATGGTGCAGATGATTGGAAAAACACAGACGGAACTGATTTCATTGCTGGAGAAAACGACATAGTTGAATGGGACGGATCTAAATGGCATGTGGTATTTGATAGTAGTTCGAGCACAGATACAGTTTACACAACTAATCTAAATACAGGCATACAATACAAATGGGATAGCGGTGAGTGGATCTTATCCTTTGAAGGCGAATATCCACATGGATCTTGGCGTCTAAAATACTAAATCCATATCAAACATATCTAACTAATTTTAAGCATAATTAATAGTATGAACAATATTATTTGCAGCGGAGCTCTTTTTTACTCACTTGACACCCGTAGATTTCTGTTCTTACATCGTACACAGGGCAAACAAAATAATCTTTGGGGTTTAGTCGGTGGAACTAATGAAGGCAAAGAGACTCCTTGGGAAAGTTTAAAAAGAGAAATATCAGAAGAAATTGGTGATACTCCTATTAAAAAAACAATTCCTTTAGAAACATTTATTTCTAATGATTCAAAATTTCATTTTCATACCTATCTATGTGTGATAGAAAAAGAATTTTTACCAAAACTTAATAAAGAACACGACGGATACGCTTGGGTAAGTTTTGGTAAATGGCCTAAACCATTGCATCACGGTTTACGAAATACACTAACAAATAAAATAAATCAAACTAAACTGGAAACTGTATTTAAATTAATAGACTTGTTGGATTAATTATGAACGATCAAAAAAACAATAATGTTATTAAACACGATTGGGGCTATGAATTAATTTGGGCAAACACAAAAGATTATTGTGGTAAAATTTTTTACTTCAATCAGATAGGAAGTAAAACACCTTTCTTTTTTAACAGTGATACTGACAAAACATTCTTTATTAGTGTTGGAGAATTTTTAGTAAAATGGATTGATACAAAAACTGGTAATATTTTACAAGCAGAAATAAAAGAAGGACAAGTATGGCATTGTCCTAAATTACAACCTTGTAGCTTTGAAGCTAGAAAATCTGAATCTAGTTTACACATAGCTTGCGCATCAACTGAAAATGATCAGCACATTATTTTAAAGCCGGAAGCATTCTAATGATTAAAAAATTGTCTCAACAAAGTAAAATAAAACAAGATTTTGAAAGATACAAAATTGCAATAGAAAAAATGCAAAATCAAAAGGTAAAAAAACAATTTGAAATATATTTAAAAGATTTCCAACAACAGATAAATCTTATAGATGAAGGTCATAGTTCATACAATAATGGATATATTGATCCTAAAAGAAATAGAGATAATGTAGAACGTTTAGTTGAATTGAGAACTAAATTAGAAACCTTATTTTAAATTACTGATAAACGTTTAATAAAAATACCGCCAACCATTGAAATATGCGATTGGCATTGGTACCTATATGTGCCACTAATTGTTTCAGGAATTTGCCAATATAATACTCCTGATGATTTTCCTTGTGCGTTAGACCCTGTAGATACAGTTCCGTCTGTATCAACATGTACAAGTCCTATATTATAAGGATTACTACTAGGATTTTGTATCTCAAATGGATGTCCTGTTGCATTTGATAGATCAAATGCAATAGTTGTTCCTGACAATGCATATAAAGTTGGATTGTTTCCGCTATAATGACTATTGAAAGTATATGCAGTTGTACCATCATTGTCTACAGTTAGCATTGCAATAGCAGGCATATAAATTTTTGAAACATCTAAACTAGCAGTAGTTACATCTGTTAAACCAGAGAATGTAGATGATCCTAGTGTTCCACTAAAGTCAATTGTAATAGTATCATTGGCGGCACTTGTTGTTATATTGGTTCCGCCTTCAATAGTTAATGTATCTGTGGTTGTGTTTGCTGTTACAGTACCGCTATCACCTGAAATATTTTGCCATATGTTTTGATCAGGGTCGCCACCACCACCACCTTCTGCAGGATCTGCCGGCACCCATGCACTACCGTTCCATGCAAGTACTTGATTATTACTGGGTGCTGCTGTTGTTGTATCAACATCACTTAATGCATCAATGCTAATAGTGTTTAAATTACTAGCTGATATACTAGTAAGATAAGATTGTAAATCTGATATTTGACTTTCTGTAATACTTATAGCTGCTTGGTGTTGCGTTACACTTGATTCAGTAATATTACCATCAGGAACATTAGCCCAAGTAACTGCTGCTGTTAAATCATTAACTTCTGCTGTAAGAGCACCTATACCTGCCGCTGTAGGAGGTGTAAATTTAAAAACACCAGTTGCACTATCGTAACTTATAGCACCATTACCACTAGGAGTGTTTTCAACACCTACACTCAAACTTGAAAGTGTTAATATTGCAGGAGTGTTATTAAGATTGTTATAGTCAAGATAGTAAGCCCCATCAAATCCATCTAGTGTATCAGCATCGGTGCCTGCCCCGCCGGAAGTAGCATCTACACCCGGTGCCCATTTTCCACCATCCCACTTTAAAACTTGTCCAGTTGTAGGAGCAGAACTTGTTGTATCAACGTCTGATAAAAAATCTATTGAAAAACTTTGTAAATTTATTGTTACATTATCTGTATCTGTTGCAATACTGGTAGCAATATTTGTGCCTCCTAGTATATTTAATGTATCATTTATACTAGCAGCTGTGGTTGAACCTTCGTCAGCAGTAATAGTATCAAAAACATTTTGTGTTAATCCGCCGCCCACACTTGAAATTGTTAGAGTTTTTCCAGATACTGTAGTAGTAACATTTGCGCCGCCTGAAATATTTAATGTGTCTAAAAGTGTTGTAGGTGTTGCTACACCACTGTCTGCTCTAAATTTTTGAAATACGGTTACAGCAGATAAGGATGAGTCAATGTTCCATGCTACGCCGTCATATTTCCACGTAGTGCCACCTTCTGTGTAAGTGTCATCAACTTGCGGATTTTGTGGAAAATTTAAAGCCATTGTATACCTCTCATAATATTTATTTGTTTGTTCTCAGAGTAAATGCTCCGCCTAATGATAAATTAGAAGCAACTGTCCTTGAACCTGTTACAAATCTTGAATCATAATTGTTTTGATAAAGTACAATAGGAATACCACCTTCTAAACTTTCATAATCAGTCCAATTAGCCGCATTAGGAGTAGTTGATTCTACACCGTAGTAAAAATCTGTACCTGGAATGCTATCTAAAGAATTAATCCAATCTTTAACTTCTCTCCAAGTCCAATCTCTGTTGTGTTCTATAACTGTAGCAATAAATCCTGCAGCTACTGGACAAGCTGCACTTGTACCGCCAAAGGCACAATCCCAGGCTCCGGGTCCATAATCAAAGTTGGCATATGTATCAACTCTAGGACCTTCATTGGTGTAAGATTTATTTGCGGCAAGAGTTCCATCTGCAGGAGTATAACAATCCATACCTTCTCCGCGGTCGCTGTATCCTACTTTTCCCTCTAACCCATTAACATAGTTATCGTCTAATGCTCCTATGTTAATAGTTTTATATTTTATAACGCCATCTGTATCTGTAAATTTTCCACCTTGTTGTGGGAACCCCCTTCGATTGGTAGTTCCAAAAACTTCTACACCAAATTCAAAAAGTGAACTATCTGCTAAACTTCCGCCGTTGGTTGTGGTAATATAATTATCGAAATCCGGATGTCCGTCATTTACACATTTTTGGTTACTGTTACCAGCAGCACAAACAAATATTACACCACTGTCAATTAATTCATCAAGTGCTGTAGTAAGTGAATTAGTTTTCATTTCTGATTTCCAACGTCCACCATCGCCTTGTGTCCCCATATGATCTAACCAGTTTATGCCGGTTTCTGTTGTATATGATACATTAGTAGTTGCACGGTGATTATAATATAAAGTTGTTGCGTTAGAAACATTAGCATTTGATGCGCTTGGAAACTTGTTTGAACGATATCCCCAACTGTTGCTCATAACTGTAGGATCTTTACTATTGTATGCAGGATTTTTTGGTTTCAATTGATGAAATAATTTTGTTAGATCAAAACCTGCTTCAATGCCAGTTCCGTATGAACCGTATAGATCTAACATCCATTTATTTGCATTGTATGCCCAACCCTGTGTTCTGCCATAAGTTAAAGCACCGCAGGGCGTTCCGTGTTCACCATCTGTTCCTGCAGGTTGAATTCCATTGCTTCCACTAACATTATTTCTGGTATAGGATGTACTCACACTAACTGTACCTGCACTTGCAAATTGTGAACTCCTTTGTAGAGGATTAGCCCACCATGCTAGTGCAACACTCTCTACCGGAACTATTGTGCCGTCCCAACGTGTTGTAAGCCTATCGGTAACGGTGACATTATATCCTGATGCACCTGCAACTGTTGGGTCACCTGTGTCTCCATCTTGGAATATGCTTCTAATTGTTGCAAGTGACGGTTTACTAATAACCGGCGCAATATATGTATTATGTAATGCATAACCTAGAGG